GTCCCCTGCCTGTGCATATTCATCGGCTATAGACAGGGGGATTCCCTTTTTCTGCCATCCTTCAAGCCCTGCGGACATTATCTTTGACACGAATGGAACGCCGTGCTCCCTGACCGCCTGCACGATGCCCACCTTCGGCCTAACTTCCCTGATCTCCACTCCATATTTCCCAGCGGTCTCTTTTACGTGGTCCCTGGTGGCTTTCATCTCCAGCCCTGTATTGAAAAACACATACCTGACCGGCGGAAGTGAAGGAACAATCTTCCGTGCCGTCTCAATCAGGTCGATCATGATGTCGCTGTCTGCTCCCCCTGAATAGGAGCATATGGCTTCCGGATGCTGCCTCAGATGCGTCAAAAGGTTCCGGCTCCTTTCTGAAAATATTATTCCATCTTCAAAATTCACTGTTTCGATGCTGCTTCCCGAATACTTCATGATTGCTTTCAAATAATGCCCCTTCCCTCTGCGGGCTTTTCACACAACTGCACCACGCAATCTTCCTCCCACACCAGTGGCAGTGCTCGTTCCCACGGTTCACCCTCCTGCCGCAGTCAGGACACTGATACACGCCCATTCCCCTGTTAATGGCATTTTTAGCGAATTCGTATTTCTCCATCAATGCCTTGTATTGTTCTGCCATCAATCCGTAATCGTTTATGATGTCCATCGCTTCACCCAGTGCGGCAATATCTTTCTGCCGGATGCAGTCCGGCTCATCAGGTTCCGGAAACAATTTTCTGTTGTCCTTCAAGCCCGCCAGGTGCCTGATCAATTCTCCATACTTCATTGTTGCCTCATTCCTTCCCCGCCTGTGCTGCCCAAGGCAATTCCCGCAGCATATTTTCTTCCCCGACAATCGGAAGCAGGCTGTCTTTCATAAAAACCCGCATGCCGTTTATTCCGGCCGCATTGCAGATTGTGTCTATCCATTCCTTTTCCGGTGTAATTTTACCCTTTCGGTTTCCTGTCTCTGCCCCAATGATGACCCATCTATCGCCGCCGAAACTTCCCAGCCCAACATCCATCCGTTCTGTAATCGGCTCTATACAGGCAAATGTATTATCCAATAATCTTCCCGAATACCTTGGAGATTTCATGCTGTCCAGCGTTGAGCCGTACCAGTAGTTTTCCTTTTGCGGTAGTTTTCCGGCTTTTGCCAGTTCCTCGTACCTTCTTGGATTCTTTGTCAGAAAAACGTACCGATGATGCGGAGCTTTGTCACATGCCTCGAACACTGCTTCTATCCAGCCGTCCGGCACCCAGCGTCCGAAAAGATCAGCCATGCTGCAGACGAATATCGTCTGCGGTTTTACCCATTTCCTTGGCTGGTTCAGCCTGTATCTGTGCAGTGTGGGCTCGAATCCGAACGGGTACGGTGCCTGTATCACTTTTCCATCCTTGGTTTTTTTGTATTTGCGCTCATTTTCGCCTAATTCATAATTTCCATTCCCGTCCTGCGCCGCACTTGCGCTGTATTGCGGCTCAAAGCCTCCGAACCGCTGTGTCAGGTGCCTTGCATAACAGTACGGACATTCATGCCGGCAGCCTGTTACCGGATTCCATGTGGAATCGCACCATTCTATTTTAGTTTTCAGCATCCTCTCATCCTCCGCCCTCGGTTTGGTTCATAAAATCAAATAATTCGATCTGCCCCGGCATGGGCTGCTTTTCTATCTCTTCCTGCCATGCTTTTTTAGCACACTGGCATCCGTAACCGCGCTCTATGGCTTCATCGCTGACCAGCAGCCTGCCGCACCTTTTGCATCTCCGCGCCCGTATTGTAAAGATTTCGCTCATCCGTTTTCCTCGCTTTCGATTTCCTGTCTATACCTTTACCCCTCTTTCCTGCAATGCCTGCGTCCACACTTTCCTGACTTCCTCCGGGCAGTGTACTGTCACATTTCCCTTTCTGCTTTCGATTATATCTTCCAGAGCCGCCTGACTGCGGCAAGATAATCTACCACCATTCCCTTATCCGCATTCACTTCCCACTCTGGCGGGAGTTCATCTTTACGTATGCTTGCCTTTCCTGTGGTCTGCCACTCGGTTCCTATCGGCTCCAGTTCCACGACCATGCCTTTGCGCTGTTCCCTTGCCTCCAGTGCAGCCTGCCAGTAAACCCACGGGATAATATAAAATGTGCTGAACTGGAAACTGATTATCACAAATCCAATAGCTTCCGGGTCTGCCGTCCAGTCCCGCAGGAAGCCGCATTGGTGCGCTTCCACCCGCTTTAGGTCTATCTTGTCCGTAGAACAGTGTTTCGCTTCAAAGGCTATCGGCCTCTTCCCATACCGTCCCATGAAATCCACGGTTGCCTTTTCCTCATATTTCGCGCTCACGATATGTCCCGTTCCATTTCGGAGCGGCTTGCATAGCGTGTGCTGTTTCTCGATGATTGCTGTGCCGTTCTGCCTGTATCTGCCGTTTGCGTACTCGATCAGGCTCTCGAATGTCATCCCCCTGTTGCCATATGTACTGTTCATTGCGTCCCCCTCCAGTCCTGCCAGCTCATGGTCATCAGCCTGCACATTTCATGGAGCCTGCTTAATATCGCCCTGATGCGGTGTTCTCCCACTCCTTTCGGTGATTCGGCTGTTATCAGGTCGTTTTCGTTAAAGTTTGTGGTGATGACCAGCGGCCTGCGGCATTCGTAGCGGTCGTTGATGATAGCATAAAGCTGCGCCGTTGACCAGTCTGTTGCCTGTTCCTTGCCCAGGTCGTCAATGACCAGCAGCCCGCATTTTCTGTACCGCCCCAGCACCTGCTTTTCTGACCGCCCGTCTCCATCGAATACAGCCTTGATGTCCCGCAGGAGGTCATCTGCCGTCGCGAAGACCACCTCATACCCATGTTCCATCAACTGGACCGATATCGCCGCAGCCAGGTGCGTCTTTCCCGTTCCAAACGTCCCTTCGATATACAGCCCGTCCCCGCTGGCGGCATGTGCTGCAAAATTGTCCGCATACTCCCTGGCCGTTCTGCATGCCTTGGCACGCCCTGGCGTATCTGTCCGGAAATTCTCGAAAGTCCGCGAGAGGAACCTGGGCTTCATGCCGCTTCTCTCCAGCCGCTGTTCCATTATGGCTCTCACCACCGCTTCCTCCCTCTGCCGCCGCGCTTCCTCTGCCTGCCGTTTCTGCGTTTTCTGTTCATCCGCCATCATACACGCTGTCGTCATCCGCACTTCTGAAACCTGTACTCCGTTGGAATCCTTGATGGCTTCCTGCACTATATCCCACACCTCCCTGCTGAGCTGGTATCTCATCCAGCCACCTCTGCTGGTTCAGCCATGTGGAAGGATTCGGGATGTACTGCCCGTTGTCCCGCCGCCACTGCTGGTTGTTTTCTACGTTGTCCCGGACACTTGCCAGAATGGTTTCAAAGAGCCTCTTGTCTGGCTTAATTTTATTCCATGCCTTTAGGGCGGCTCCTTTCCCCTGCTTCTTGGGATAAGCTTTCCAGAATTCCTCAAACCTGGCATCCGTGGCAGATGCGCCCTGCACACCCTCACCTGCCCCACCGCTTTTGGGGGATATGGGGGTATTATCATATCCTGTACTGTTATGTTCTGTACTGTTATGTTCTGTACTGTTATGTTCTGTAGACGCGCTCGCTACTGTCTCGCTGTCCATACCGCCCGCGCCTGTTTCTTGTACCGTATGCGTACCATTTGCATACGGTACTTGTACGTTGTCGGTTTGATGCGGCTCTGTCACGTTTTCTGCCTGCAGTTTCTTCCTTGTCGGCGGCGGTACGCTGTCCATAGCATGCGCCGCTTGTTTCTCCCTGTAGTTCTTTGACCGTGTCCTCGCTTTCTCGCGTTGTGAGAGCGTACGCCCTGCATACTCGTTCCAATCGTGTATTGTAATAGTTCCCTGTTCATTATTGTCTAAAAAGCCCGCAGAAATAAGTGCTGATTTCGCTTTGGCCGGGTCTTTGCCATCGTAACCCATTGCATCTGCGATCTCATAATCATCAAATTTTGTAAGGTCACCGTCCGGTGCAAAATCCACCGCCCACCACCAAAGGAAGTGCAGATGCCCAACTGCGGCGGCTGTCGATACCTTGAGTTCCCTCGCCAGCCGCTTTGTCTTGTAATGGTGCCTCAGTTCCTGGTGACTCTCAATCCAAGCCATAGCGTCACCTCCATTATGCCATTGCAACCCTGCTGCCGTTTTCACCTGCTTCCACCGTAATGTTCTGCGGAAACCTTACTTTCAGCTGCGGGTCGTGGCTGATCGCCAGTATCCGCATCTCCGGGTTCCTGTTCGCCATGCTGGTGAGTGCGTCAGCGTAGGCATCCGTGCCTCCTGCGTCCAGGAAGGGCGGCTCGTCGATGAAGAGCATCCCAAGCTGCACCCCTGCCCTCCGCGCCTTGACATCTGCCAGTCCCAGCGTCACCGCCAGTGCAATCTTCACCTTTTCGCCGCCGCTGTGGCTGCTGTAAGGCCGACACCCGCCGCCCAGGCTCGTGATCCACACATCCAGGCTGTTGACGATCTTCTTGTTGGTCTTGTTCTCCCGTTCGGTGCGGAAATCGACTGCCATCCGCCCACCAGTCATCGCCGAGAGGATTGCGTTCGCCCTGCCCTGTATCTCCGGCACGATACTCCTGATGATCACGTACTGGATGCCGTCAATCCCAAAAGCCGCCGCCAGCGTGTTGTAGTCGGCCAGAGTCCGGGCGGCCTGGTTCTTTTCGTCCCTGCAGGCTTCCCATTGCTCTTTCGCTTCCCTGATGCCGTCCAGTTTCGCCCGTAAGCCGCCGATCCGGGTGGCTGTCTGCTCCACTTCAGCCGCTATGCTGTCCCGGCATGCCCGCAGGGCTTCAGCGCTTCCTGCGGCTTCTGGTATCCTCGCCTTTAACTCATCCGCCCTCTGGTGCGCCTGTGCGGCTTCCTGCCGGGTTTTCTCCGCGTCCTTGGTCATCATGTCGATAGTAATGTCCAAGGCTTTTACCGTGGCCACAGCGGCGGCACACTGGGCCTGCAGGGCTGCGGCAGGCTCGTTCTCCTTAATCTGTCCCCGCAGTTCAGCAGCTTTCTGTGCACTCTGCCGGAGCGGCGGCAGGATTGCTCCAATCTCTTTCAGTTCCGTATAGATGTCCGTAAGGGCTGCCGATTTGTCCTTCTGCTGCTGATCCAGCTGCGCGATGGTAGCCGCCGCAGCCTCCAGCTTCCCGGCCTGTGCCGCCGCAGGGACCGCCCTGCGCTCCCTTTCTGCCAGTGCTTCAAGTTCCGCTTTCGGGTTGCCAATGCCGTCCAGCCTTGCCTGTGCGGCGGCTGCTTCTGCTGTCAGGCCATTGTATGCTTTCCTGTCTGCCGCTTTCATTTCCTCCAGCTGGGGCTCCAGTTCTGCCAGTTCCGCTTTCGCCGCCTGTGCATCCTTCAGAAATGCGCAGGATGCCGTGTCCGCCGTCGGGCATCCGCTGTCGGTCAGCAGCTTTGTCTTTTGCGATGCAGCCGCTACCCGGTTCTTCAGATTTCCTATCCGCACCCGGCTGTCTGCGAGGAGCGTGGTCTGCTTCTGCTTTAGGTCTGCGATCTCTTTCAGCGCGGCATCGTATTCCGCTATCCTCGGTGCAAGTGCCTGACGCTCGGTGCGCACCTGTTCCATCTCCCGGACGGCGGCTTCGATCTCATCTTTCTTCTCCAGCATGGTCTGCTGTGCTTTCTTTGCCGCTTCCAGCCGCCCAAGTTCTTCCTGCGCTTTCGCCGCCTGTGCATTGAGCGTATCCTTGCGCTCCGTCAGCGTGTGCAGCTTCGTTTCGTCTGCTGCCAGCGGTTCCAGTTCTGCCCTTGCCTGTTCGATGCGCATGGCGGCTGTCGATGCGCTTTCCGCCATCCCGGCCAGCCGCCCGGCATCCTCCCTCTCTGCCAGATTCTTTGCCAGGGCGGCTTCCTTTTCCCGCGCCTGTGCGTCCAGATTTGCCGCTTCCTGCGCCTTTTCCTGCGCCTGCCGTATAAATTCCTGCCTGAGTGCTTCCTCGCGCTCTACGGCCCCGATTTGGGCTTCCAGCGTCTTGACCTGTATCGCTTTCAGTTCCTTTTCTGCGATCCGCTCTTTCAGTTCCCGCTCGGTACTTTCCTGCGCTGCCATCTGTTCTTCGAGTACGCCCATCCTGTCGTTGAGCGCGGCGATTCTGCGCCGCTGGTCTGCAGCCCTGTCCTTGGCGATTTCCTCTGCTCTTGCGTACACGCCCAGGTTAAGAAGGCTTGACAGCACCTCCATCCTGCGGCCGCTGTCCGCTTCGAGGAAAAGCCCATATGCGTCCTGCCGGATCAGCGCGATGCTGCAAAAAGTCTGGCAGTCCATCCCAACTGTCTTGATGATCTTCTCCTGCGTCAGCTTCATGGTGGTGTCGCCCTCGTTTTCCCATTCCCGGGTGTCCGGGTTCAGCCGTGCGAGTGCGAGCGTCCCTCTGCCGCTCTGGTTGCGCGTCCTGGCTGCCCGGTAGTCCGAGCCGCCCATCTCAAACTCGAAGGTGATCGCGCCTTTTTTCTCCCCGTCCCGGAGCCATTCCCCGATTGCCCCGTCCCGGCTGGTTTCGTACAGACAGTCTGCGATGGCGTCCATGAAAAGGCTGCTCTTTCCTACCCCGTTCTGCCCGTTGACCATCGCCATGCGGATTTCCTCGAATCCGAATTCTGCGTGTGTGTAGCTGCGGTAGTTGGTCACTTCTATCCGTTTCGGGACGAATGCCCCGGAGTGCCTGTCCGCTTCCCGGCCATCGTCCGCTTCCCGGATGATCGGCGCGGCGAGTTCCTCCATGCGCCCAATGTCCATATCCGTCATGTCTGCGCCGCCGTCCCGCATCGTGCCGAGATATCTGTGCAGGGCATCCGCTGGCGTGTCATCTGCCGCCGCACCGTCCTGCACCAGCACGTCCTCCGCGTCCTCCCGGATGAAGTCTGCGACATGGAAGGCCCCCTTTTCCATCAGCCATCCCTGCAGTGCCGCCCGGTTCAGCGCCTTGTCCTGTTCTGCCGTGGCATCGTAGCAGATCCGCAGGATCGCCCCCTCTGCCTGCGGGCTTATCCCGTCAATGGAGCCGCCTGCAATAAATCCGGCCACCTGGTCCTGCGTCAGCCGGATGGTCACGTGCCGCCGCTCCGGCGTGGGCAGGAAGCGGCTCTCCACCACCCCCTCATCTCTGATCTCGTGGATGTAGAAGCCGTGCTGGAATCCCTCATCGTTGAATGTCAGCTGGTTCGGGCTGCCGCAGTAGTATGCCGGGGTCGCGCTCCCTATCCTCTGGGGCTTATGGATATGCCCGAAGCATCCGAGCGTCACGCCTGCCCCGTCTATAGTCTGGGGCAGGATCACCACATCCTGCCCTGCGAGGAAGGTCTGCCCGTTGTCTGCTTCGCATCCTGCGACCGTGTAGTGCGCCACCAGGACGCTCGGCTTCCCCTTTTCCAGCCTTGCTGCCTGTCCCATGATAATCTCGTTCACCAGCGTGGTAGCGTTCTGGTTCTCGGCTTCCGCGTCCATGTCCGGCAGGAATGCCCTCAGCCGCCCCTTGTCAAATCCCGGCATGGCAAGTATCTGCAGTTCCCCTGCGCTGGTGGCCAGCGTTTCGGCTGCCGGCCCGGTATAGATGTGGAGGTTGCGCTCCCCCTGTGTCGTCTGTGCGAGGACGCTGAATGCTTTCGGGTTGTCGTGGTTCATCGTGCCGAAAAGCAGCACCACCTGTTCGCTTGCCCTGCAGATCGGGCGCAGGAAGCAGTTGAGCGCATCCTCGATGTCCTCCAGTGCCGTGTCTGCCCACACTCTTGATCGATTGAACAGATCCCCGGCAATGATGCTCACGTTGGGCTGTTCTGCCTTCGCCATCCTGGCGATCTCCATCATACATTTCAGCGTGTCCTCACGCCTTGCGTTCTTCCCGTCCCTGACGGGGCCGTTCAAATCCCCCAGGTGCAGATCTGCGCAGTGCAGTATCTTCATCTCCTATTCCCTCCTTGCGTTTTCTTCTGGCAGTCGGCGCAGAGGCACTGCCCGAACCTCTTTGTGGAGAAATCCCTGATGGCTTCCGGCGTCCACCGCTGCCCGTTCCTTCCTGTCGCTTCGGTTATCTCTTTCCCGCATCCATCACACACGATCCCCTGCGGCGGCTCCGGCTCCGTGTCCCACGGCAGGGCATCGCTGTCCGTGTCGGGGTATTCGCCCTCGGTGTACCGGTCGTCTGCGTCCGGCTGGCCGGCTCCGCTGTCCGGCTGCATCACCCCGTCAGAAAGTGCCGGTGCCTGGTTTCCAGCCGTTTCCTGCCGTTCCTGCGCCCCAGGCAGTTCGAACAGCAGTCCCATGTCCCGGAGCGAGTTATTTATCAGTGCCGCCCTCATCTCCGGCGCATTCAGGTTCGGAACAATGTGCGCTACCACGAAGGGCTTTTCCAGATCCTGCTTCCTGTAGCCCTGCGCCAGCCCCAGTGCGGAGCGGAGGCACCTCATGTAAGCCTTGGTTTCTGCCAGGCTTGCCCGGTGCGGCAGGAACCTTTTGAACTGCGCTTCGCTCATGGACGCTTTCTCCAGCTGGCAGTCGATTTCCTTGCTTTTCGTGATCAGCCGGAATCCCCCGCTCGGCTCCGGCACACGGACCGTCACCGTGTGCTTGACATCGTATGCGCGGGGGCAGTTCCCGCACGTCTGCGCCTGCCCCGTGGCCTTTGCCATCTGGACGCATTTCCTGCACACATCCGGCTGCTCCCCATTGTTGTACACGATGCTGATGTTCGCCGCCGCGGCCAGCTTCGTGCCGCCTACCGATGTGATGGCGTACTTTCCGGTCTGCTTGTCGTAGTAGATGTCGTCCCCGTCCGGGCTGGTATCAAGCTTTACCTCATTCACAATGATCCGCTGCATATTGCTCATGACCTGCATTGATGTCACCGGGATCAGGACATTATATTTGTCCGGCGGGTAATTGTTCAGCTGGACGAACGTGTCTTGTGCTGTTTTCATATTGTTTCTCCCTGCTTTCCTAATCTCTTTCAACTCTTGGCTTTATTCTATTTCCGGGAACCATCTTCTCTGACCGCCAGGTGTGCGCATCCCGCGAAAACGGCCGTCAGCACCAGCGCCAGGATATAGTTTCCACCCTCAGCTGCACCGGGCACCGCCAGCATGGACAGGAATGACACCGTTCCCAGGACACTGCTGAGATTGACCCGGTGCGTCAGCCTCTCCGGCAGTTTCCTCCTGTCAGACCTCATATGTCGGCCCCACAATGGCCTCATAGTCATGGCGCTCCTCATCGTACTTCTGGATCTCCGCCATCCCGTCCAGGCTGTCATAGAAGCACTGCGCCTGCTCCATGGTATTGAATTCCATAAAGTCTTCTTCGCCATCTCTATCCCCATGGAAGAACCTGACCCTGTACTCTCCCATGTCCCCTCCTTTCTGCTGCAATGCCGCAGCTCCCCCAAATTTCCTGTAAATCCGGCCTGCCAAAATACATACATTCATCCCGGCATCCACTCTTCCCGGGAAATTCCCATTGACTTTCCCTGCTTCCCATTGGTATAATGGGAATGTGTCAAGGCGTTATCGCTTCCGCTTTGTCCGCTTTCGGTTGAAGTGCGGTCCGCTTCTGCAGGCCGCATTTTACTGCCCTGCGGCGGATTTCTTTCATACCGCCCGCTTTCATGCAGTTTCGATCTCCTTTGTCCTGTAATCGTAACTAACCGTCCGGCTTTCCCCGTCTTTGACACAGATTACTCTATGGTATTTGCCGTCCGCATGGCTCTCTTTCAGCGTCCGGCTTTCCGGGTAGTGCTGGTCTATGTATTCGCTTGTCGCTGCCTGTGCACCAGCGTACAGCTTTGCGGCAACCTTGCAGAAAACATCAAATGCTGCCTGTCCTGCCGCGTTGTAAGGAATTGTCACTGCACTCCCTCCGCATAGACGATCACCGAGAGCAGTTTGCTGTTGACCTGGCGGACGAAGCCGATGGCTTTCTGGAAATCCGGCTTTTCATGCTCTTCCACCCTTCCGTTCTCCATGATCCTCTTTATGTCATCCACTACCTGCTTCAGCCGCCATTCCGCAATGCACAGCTGCGCGGTCATGTCCCCGTCTGTCTGCGGCATCACCACGTCCGGCAGGTACTTGCCCAGGACACTGGTGTTGCGCAGGTGCCACCAGGCGAGGAGCGGCGACTTGTAGTGCCTGCTCATCGCGTCCACGACATCATCAGGCACTCTCGTGTGCCCGTTTTCATAGTCTGACAGCGTCCTCGGTGCTATGGCCAGCATTTCCGCCGCCTGTTCCTGCGTCAGTCCCGCAGACGTCCTGCATATCTTATAGAGATTCCCGCATTCGTTGCCCATGGTTTTCACTTCTCCTTTCTGTCATAATAATGTTCAAGGGTTGTAAGCAGTTCCTCCGTCAGCGCGTCAAATATGGCGCTGAGCCTCTTCTCGGCTGACTGCCTGGGCCGACTGTCCCGTCTGGCGGAAGGCTGCTTCTTGATGGCGATATCCACCGCGTCCCCGGATTTCCCTGGGGTTTTAGATCTCTGGGCCATTCTGTCCCACCTCACTTTCCGGGATGTAGGGACTGCCGTTCTCAGCATCCATCGCCTTGCTGAGCAGGACGGAACATGCCTTTGCGAGGGACAGCCTGTGCTCCCATGCCCAGTCGTTCAGCGTGTTGTAGATGTCGCTCGGCACCCGCGAGGAAAAACACTTGTATTCAGCTCCGCGATCCTGTCTCTCCTGTACTGCCATTTGGTTCACCTCCATATTTTTTTCTCGCTTTTGTTGTGCTGTTGTGCTATAATACTGTTGTGCATATGTCAGAGTTTACTTTTGTTCGACTCTACTGATAGAGTATCACTTCATTTGTTCAGTGTCAAGGAAAAAATGTTGTAAAATATGTATAAATTGTTGTGGAGGTGATGTATTTGACCATAAACGAACGTCTGTTTTCATTATTGGGTGAAAGCGGTAAAACCCAGAAAGCTTTGGCAGATTCTATCGGTGTGAACGAACGGAACATTGGGACTTGGAAAGCGCGTGGATCTGATCCCCCTGCAAAATTGATATACCAAATTGCAGCTTTTCTCGGTGTATCTGTGGAGTGGCTGTTGACAGGGGAAGAGCACCATGCCACAAATATAGTAGGTGGAAACGTGACCGGAGGAACCGTAATGCAGGGAACCCACAATAGCCGTGTTGTCGTTTCCAATGAAAAACAGCGTCCGTTGACAGATGAAGAAGGGGAACTCCTGCGCTTGTTCCAGTCATTAGATGTCAAGCGACGCGTGAAACTACTTGATTTCAGCTTTACTTTGGAAGAGGAAATGAAAGCCGGAAAAACTCAAAATGTGGAGGTGGGTTTTTAGTGGATTTGAATAAAAGGCTTTTTGATCTGCTACATGAAAGCCGCCGCTCATAAAAAGAACTTGCAGATGCAATTGGTGTTTCCCCGAACAATATCAACTCGTGGAAAGCGCGCGGTTCCGACCCGCCGTCCAGCCTTATTGTGCCTATTGCCAGGTTCTTTGACATTTCCGTGGAATGCTTCCTTACAGGTGATGATTCTTTTTCTACGATGAATGTCGTTGATGGAAACGTGAGCAACGGGGCCGTAATGCAGGGTTTGCACCACAGCAGTATGGTGATTCACAATGGCAAAAGCTGTACTCTGTCGGACGAAGAATCGGAACTCCTGCGACTCTTCAAATCTCTTGATGTAAAACGACGTATGAAAATCCTCGACCTAACTTTTTCTTTAGAGGAGGAAGCAAAAGCCGAAAAATCTGAATAGACTCCTGCCTGCCAAACTGCCTTCTGCAACATCTTGACGGGCAGTCCGCAAGCATCAGGAAATCTGGATGGGCAACACCGTAAAAATACGAATAAAAGGAGAAAACACCATGGGATTAATGGATCTCTTCAAAGCTTCTAAAATAAAAAAAGAGAACGAACGGCTGAAAGCAGAAAATGAAAGATTAACAAGAAAAATGAACGAACTGGGGATCACTTCCTACGAGCAGGCTGCCGAGCTGAAAAGTTCTGAAGAGAAACAGTTGAATGCCTTGCACCAGCAGGTAAATTCTTCAAACAGCATTCTGGCCAGACTACAGAGTGAAGTAAGCGACCTGCAGGAAAAAGAAAGCAGGCTGTCAAAGACCGTAGCAAACCAGGAACGCAGACTTTCCAGATGCAAAGAATTATATAAAAGCGCTGAAAATGCAATGAACAACTTTCTGAATCTTGATGTCAGCTATTCACAGTGCCGTCTCAGCAGACGCGATTTTGAAGAAATGGAACTGATTTCCCCTTCTGTCACCCTGAAACTGCACTGTATGGATATGAAGAGCCTGCGCAAAGCGTACAATGAAAATGAACGGCAGATTACATCCCTCTTAAAGCAGTATTCCTCCCGCTATACAACAAAGGCAAACAAATCCATATACAGTCTCATGGTTATCGCATTAAGGGCAGAGATTCAAAATATTCTATACAATTTGAAATACGAAAAACTGGATAAGTCCATAGATGATGTAAAAGCCATTTCCGATAAATACCTGAAAATTGCGGGAGAAGGCAATCAGAGCATCGCGGGAACCCTGACAAAATTTATTGGAGAAATAGAATATCTTTTTATAAACGCTGTCAAAATAGAGTACAATTACTACGTCAAGAAAGAGCAGGCACGGCAGGAACAACTTGCCATCCGGGAACAGATGAAGCAGGAAGCGGAAGAAAGAAAGGCTTTGGAAGCAGAACGGAAAAGGATTGAGCGGGAAGAATCTAAATTCAAAACCCAGATTGCCGCTCTGACTGAGCAGATGAATTCTGCTTACGTCAAAGACATTGATGCCCTGAAAGCCCGAATCTTAGAGCTTCAGGGGCAGCTGGCAAATGTCATTGTAAAAAAAGAAGAGGTGGCAAACCTCCAAAACGGAAAAGCAGGAAATGTATATGTCATCAGCAACTTAGGCTCCTTTGGCCAGAATGTATTTAAAATCGGCATGACACGCAGGCTCGACCCGCAGGATCGGATTAATGAACTCGGCAATGCAAGCGTACCGTTTAAGTTTGATGTCCATAGTTTCATTTTCTCGGATGACGCATCCGCCCTTGAAACCGAACTGCATAGGCGCCTGAATGATAAGCGCGTCAACAAAGTCAACCTTCGGAAAGAGTTTTTTAATGTATCAGCAGACGAACTGGAAGAACTTGTAACGGAAATCTGCCCTACCGCCGAGTTTAATAAAACCATGCTGGCAGAAGAGTTTTACCAGTCTCAGTCTACAAACGAAGTATATTCATCCGAATACGCATTTGATGATCTGGATGATGACGAATAATGTTAAGGAGGCTGTTTTATGGCTGTCTGTAAATCCATGGAGCATACGATCCACCTGGGCGGTTCCTGCGGAATGTGGCTTCCACTGGTGCGGGGTCATCTCGCTGCACACGGCTTCCAGGACATCCAGGAGGATGATTTTGGAGACTGCGGATTCCGCCTGACTGCTGGGTACAGCGGTTCCGGCGGCTGTGGCATGATCTCCGTCAGCCTGGTTCCGGATGCGGAACAGGGCAGGACGAAAATGTCCGTCATGGCGGCTGCCGATCTGGCAGGCGCGTCTGCCCTGGCCGGGAATAAAATGCCCATGAAAAAAAATCCTTTGGCAACGCAAAAATCTTGAAAGGAGATTCCTTATGTCAACAATTGAAAAAACAATAGATCTGCTCCGTGCCATACCAGAAAGTGATCTGGAAATGATTTATGCTTTTCTGCAGTTCAGGCTGGCTTCTTATGAAAAAACAGAAAGAAAGCATCGTCTTTCTGCTTTCGGGATTGCCCATGCACACGCTGATCCTGACTTGATACCGCTTGAAAAGGAGGCTTACGCAGATGCAATGGAAGAAAAACACAGTTTTAATTGACGCTAACGTAATACTCCGCTACCTGCTGAACGACAGCAGTGAAATGTCTGAAAAGGCCCGGGAGATTATCGCCGCCGGCGGCGCATACGCAAAACCAGAGATCATTGCCGAGGTTGTTTATGTTTTGAAACGGGTTTACTCATATGAAAAAACACAGATCAGAATTTTTATCCGCGCCCTGCTGGACGATATTTCCTGCACTGATTCTCCCTGCGTTCTTCTGGCCGTAGATTTATATGCGGAGAACGCCCTTGATTTTGTGGACTGCCTTTTGATTGCTTACCAGCGGCTGAATCATGAGACTGTTTTCACATTTGACAAAAAATTGAACCGCCATCTCTCTAATGATGGCGGAAATGATGGCGCATTATGAAGCGGGCGGCGCTATATATTCGTGTGTCCACTATGGAACAGGCGCAGGAGGGCTACTCCATTGGTGCGCAGAAGGAGCGGCTTCTTGCGTTCTGCAAGGCCCACGACTGGACTGTAGCTGATTTTTACATAGACGGCGGCTACTCCGGCTCAAACCTTGACCGTCCAGGTATCCAGAAACTGATTGCAGATGTCAATTTCTTTGATTTGGTACTGGTCGTAAAACTCGACCGCCTGTCACGCTCACAGCGGGACACCCTGCACCTGATCGAAGATGTGTTCCTGCCAAATAATGTCGATTTTGTATCAATGTCCGAAAGCTTCGACACCTCCACTCCATTCGGCCGGGCAATGATTGGGATTTTGTCTGTATTCGCCCAGCTGGAGAGGGAGCAGATCAAGGAACGAACATTCATGGGACGGCTGGAACGTGCCAAGGAAGGACTTTTCCATGGCGGGGCTTTCTTCCCTATCGGATATGATTATGGCCCGGACGGGCGGCTCACTGTGAATGAATACGAAGCCGCCCAGGTGCGGAAAATCTATGAATGGTACCTGGACGGTTCTTCTCCGGAGAAAATTGCGGAACGGCTCCGCTCCGAGGGATACACGAACCGCTACAGTTCCTGGTCTGAAGCCACCGGGAGGAGCAGTGTCCTGCGTGTACTTTCATCCGGAGTCTATATTGGCACACTAAAATTTGGAGATATCGTAGTTGAAAATGCACATGAATCCATTATTGATCGGGAAACCTTTGATAAAGTAACCGCCCTGCGGATGAAACGCAGGGAAATTTATGGCGATGCCCCGTATCATTCAAAATACCTGCTTGTCGGCCTGCTTTTCTGCGCCCGGTGCGGCGCACGGTATGGTGTAAAACATAACTACGGCGGATACAAATATTATACCTGCTATTCACGTGGAAGAACAGTGAAATGGATGATAAAAGCAGAACACTGCGACAACAAAAACTGGCGGCTGGACGAACTGGATACCGTGGTGGAGCGCGAAGTTTCCCGGCTGCTCTTTGACCCTGGCTATTATCAGGCTCTGCTGAAGCGGAAAGCCGCCGAGGCCAGAGAATCCCCCCGCGGGGATGCCGATGTGATCCGGAGCAAAATTACGGAAACGGACAGACAGATCGGGCGCATGATGGATTTATACCAGGATGAACGGATTCCTATGGATGTTCTGTCTGCCCGCATTGACAAACTGCACCGTGAGAAGACTGCCCTGGAGAATCAGCTTGCGGCAATTCAGCCGCCAGCCCCGAAGCGTGATTTTGACGATGATGCCTTTTCCGGGCTGATTGCGGACTTCGGCACGGTCTGGGAATCTGCCGGACTGGAGGACAGGAGGCACATCATTTCCACGCTCATCAGGCGGATCACCCTGGATGGTGAACAGGTCAACATCGAGTGGGCATTTCTGTAATAAGCAGACCCCGCCTTTTCCGGCGGGGCCATGCTCTGCTCCCAGTCTCTTATTGCACACCTTCTCTCAGCGGACCAGCTCCTTTATAGATGTGTCCCAAAAATCTGCTGACCGGACAGAGCCCGCAAACCGCATCCAGTTCTTCCTGCGTCTCCGCCCCCTGCCGATAGCGGCATATATCATCACACACCTGTTCCGCTGCCGCACTTGCTTCATGCGGCAGGCTCTGCGCCTGATCCGGATTCATTCCGCTGTCCTCATAATCCTTCAGCTTGCAGAGACATCCATAAAGCCGCTGTCTGATTTCTTCTGTAATCGTTTCCCCAGCCCGCAGTTCTTCCCATGATATTCCTTTTACCTGCCATGTGCCGGATACTTCTTTCTGTATCAATCTGTTCAATGTCAT